TCTACCAATGGAACAAACCAAATTAAAGACAGATCAGATTTTGACCGCATAGTAGCTTATGGCGAATACAGCGCATTGTTAAATATGCACGAGTCTATTAGAGACGGATTCTTTTTAAATTAAATTCAATGCCCTCACGGGGGCTTAAAGGATAACCATGTTTAAACGTCACCCCCGCACTTTAAAAGAAGCCTTTCCCAAAACCGTCGAATATGGCGCATCAATAGAAATCTTTGGGCCACGCTACACCCTAGCGGACAAAGTGTTTTTTGTTCTTGCTGTAATTGGTGCAATTGTTTTGTTAGTAGATTTATTTATTTGGAGGCCCTGAAATGGATTATTACCAAACAATGTCTGACCTTAAAAAAATGAGCAAAGATTGGAACGCTGAAGAACAATTCCAAAAGGCTTTTTACATTGGCTTACTCGAAGGCAAATTAAAAGAAATGTTTATTTTGCTTGAAAACGCCAATGATGAAATTAAACAATTGCAATATGACTTAATCGCAAAGGAATCAAAATGAATGAAATAGCAACACTTTCTAAAGCACTTGTTAAAGCACAGAAAGAATTTAATCCCGCTTTAAAGAAATCCAATAACCCGCATTTTAAAAGCAAATACGTTGACCTTGCAGGGTGTGTTGAAGCCGTAATAGATGCTTTAAACAACAACGGTATTTTTCTTAGCCAACACACGTATGAACACAATGAAGGCATCGTAATTGAAACCGTGTTTACGCATGAGTCTGGTGAGCAAATGAATTGTGGCCGTTTATTTTTCCCTGCCAATAAACAAGACCCCCAAGGTTTTATGTCTTGCTTAACTTATATACGTAGGGCTTCGTTAATGACCGCCACAGGCCAAGCACCCGAAGATGATGATGGCAACATGGCATCAAGTAAACCCACACCAGAGTTTGCACAAATGTTGGTTGAAATGGAACAATGCAAAACCTTGAATGAATTACAAGTTACATTTTCCAAGGCCATCAATTTAGCAAATGGTAATAAAGGTTGGGTGCAAAAATTCACAGAGCAAAAAGACAAACTTAAACAACAATTAAAAGATAAACAAAATGAACCAACAACAACTTGAAGACAAATTGCAAGCCATTGAGAAAAAGTGCCAACATTGGAAATCAAGCCAAGACGGTTCCTATGAAATGGCTTTGCACAACTCAGGTTATTTTCGTGTGCTTGAACAATTAAAAAAGTTACGCAATGAAACCCTACCAAGCTAGAAAAGCCGAATTTGACGTTTGGCATAAAGACAACCCAATGATCTGGGCTTACTTTCAACGCTTTGCTTTGGAAGCTGTGGCCAAAAATCGTAAAAAGATTAGCCATTGGTTAATCATTAATCGAATCAGGTGGGAGGTATATGTTTTAACAACAGGCGAAGATTTTAAAATCGATAATAACTTTATTGCTTTTTACGCACGCCTTTGGATAGAAAAATACCCCCAACATAAAGACTTATTCAACATTAAACACATGGTTGGTGAACCGTGGCAACAGGAGTTAATATGACTAAAGAAGAAATATTAAAAATAGCCAAAGAATATGATTTAATTGCGGGCAATGCTGATGCCCGTTTGAAGAAGACATGGCACAAAGGATGCCGTGATGTTGCTATTGAAATCAGAGCAAGGAAACAAGCAAGGGGGCAAGAATGAATGATGAACCAATTGCATGGATACAAAAGGCAAGTATTGAAGGGTTAATAAAAACAAAGGCAAAACATTTTATTTATCATTGTGGGGTTATTCAAAGGAAAAACCAAGAATACCCAATACCACTTTATACGCACCCTAAAGAATGGGTAGGATTGACCAATGAGGAATTCCAATATTGCGTTGAACTCAAAAACCTTGAAGCAATTGTTGAAGAAGTTGAAGCCAAACTTAAACAAAAAAACATAAAGGAAATGAATAATGGATCAACGAACTGAAGAATGGTTTAACGCCCGCTTGGGTAAGGTTACTGCAAGCAAAGTAACCGATGTAATCGCACGCACTAAAACTGGTTATGCCGCTTCCCGTGCCAATTACATGGCGCAATTGATAGTGGAACGCTTAACCAACAAAAAACAGGAAAGTTATTCTAATTCCGCTATGGATTGGGGGACTGAACAAGAACCTTACGCCCGTAGTGAATATGAAGCCATGTTGATGCTGTTTGTTGAAGAAGTTGGCTTTGTAGAACACCCGTTTATCCCAATGGCGGGGGCATCACCTGATGGGCTTGTATCGGATGATGGTTTGGTAGAAATCAAGTGCCCCAACACGGCCACACACATAGAAACAATATTAACTAAAAAGGTGGATCAAAAATACATCAATCAAATGCAATGGCAAATGGCGTGCACCAACAGGCTTTGGTGTGACTTTGTGAGTTATGACCCAAGGTTACCCAAAACCCTACAAATGTTCGTTATGCGTGTAGTGCGGGACGATAAATTTATTTTATCTTTAGAAGCTGAAGTAAATAAGTTCCTGACCGAAGTCGAAGAAAAAGTAAATCAACTCTTAAAGGATTAAAAATGGCTATTAAATACAATATGCAAGTAGCAACGGGCAAATACTTAAAAGACGGCAAAGAAAAGACCCGTTATCAAACCATTGGTAAAGTCATGGAAACCAAGTATGGCCTACAATTTAAATTGGATTCAATGCCCATTTGCGATGCTCATTGGAACGGTTTTGGTTTCTTAAACCTTCCTTATGAAGAAGAACAAACAGAGGACGTAAAATTTTAAGCATCCTTGTAACTATTTTTTTACTAGGTTTAGGGGCATTGATAACCATATTGGTGGCCCTAATACTGTTTCATTGCTTATGAAATACTTATACATTACCCTAGCTTGGTTTGTTAATATGTTTGCTTTGGGCATCCTGTTAAAAATTAATTGGCTAGTTTTTTTACTCGGTTGGGGGTTATTATGAAATATCTACTTTGCTTGCTTTTAACATCATGCGCCACGCCCCCTAATTGGCTTGCCACGCACTTTAATAGCAATGACCCATGCCAAGGTATAGAGCGCCCATCTTATTGCGGTAAAGGGGCTGTGGTTTTAGGTGTGATTAGAACACCCACCCCAATATTAATTACTAACCGTTAAACAAGGCTTTTTCATCAATGCGTCTATTTTGAAGACCCTTTAATATTTTACCGCCCGCCATACAGTATTTTAGGAGTTCTTCAGAAGCGCCCGCTTTATCGCCCCGTAGAAGTTTTTGGCGAAGCGTTGAACGCTGTAGCGCCCCCAACCCGACGTTAAAACTAAAAGAAACAAGGCTATCAAAATTACCTTGGGTAAGGGGTATCGGGCAAAGCTTTTCCACACCTCGTTCAAATCTGTCCAAATCTGCCCTAAGAATTCCATCTACTTCTTGGGGCGTAAATTGTCGATTATCTTCCGCACGCAGTTGGTAATCCATTCTTTGATTGATTGGAATTTTTGCTTGATCTGGGTATAAAACATGACCTACTCCTATAGTCCACAAATTAGCGGGGCATCGGTACGGTTTGTACCTTGTCCCTTCGTGGTGTTTAATAACTGCTATCGCCCTGTCTGAAACTTTCATTTCTTTTCAAACGCTTGTGACCCAAACCAAAACGCAACAATTGAAGCCCATATTAACTGTGTGTCGTTGTCCCATAGTTGATCTAAACAATCATTAAACGGGACGTTGCTGTGCCAAGCATATAAAAACCCTGCCACATCTACAAACACCAAAAGAAGGAACATCCCATACGTTAAAGCGGGCCTGACCATTGCCCTTGCGTTTATAACCCACGTAGACGCACCTTGGCCAATAGCAATGTCGTGGGCGTATAGAGCTTGTCGTTCTTGTAGTTTAAACTCCTGTGTGGCCGATTGGGCCTGTATTTGCATCTGTTCCGTGTGTATTTGCTCTACCCGTTCTTGGGCTTCAAAACCCGCTTTACGCATTTCTAATTCACGTTGTATTTGCATTTGAGCCAATTCAAGTTCATGCGCCTTGTCGCTTTTATCTTGGAAAAAATCCAATAACTTGGGTAGCCCACCCATTAAAAAAGATATTAAGGTACTTAGTAAAGTTAACATTATTTGTTCTCCAATTTCTTAACCAATTTATTCACTTTAATTTCTGTTTGCCTAATGTCGGTGTACATCCACATTAAGACGGGCATAAAGAACAAGATGATGCACAACAAAATCACAATCACAATGACGAAGAAGGAATCATCGCTATGATTGTTATCCACATCCACAGTATCACTAGGGTAGTTATTCCCCCGATTAGAAACCTGTGTTGTATTTTGTTTATAGCCTGTCTTCGTTGCCATGCCAACCTTTTTTGTTTGTCCAACTCCTCCTTACGTGCTAGTTGCTGTTGGTTGGCAATGTGGCCAATCATCTTGTTAACCCTGCCGTACAAATCCTTAAATTCACTAGGTACGTGGTACACCATGTATTCCCGTAAATCATCGTTAAGGCGTTCCATTTGTAGGTCGGCTATGACTAATTTAATGGCTATGTCTTGGCCTTCTTCATCGCCTACTTTACTTGCTGTTTCTTCTTGTTCTTTGATGTAAGCTTTTAAACCGTTATAAGCGTGAAAAAACTTTGTTAACGCATCAGCTACATCAGCATAGATTTTGTTTTCATCAAAGTCAGGTGTTTTTACTTTCTTTTTTGGCTGTTCTCTTGGTTGAATTTTCTCAACTCTCTTATTGCCAGAAAAAAGGCCAGTAAAGAAACCCCAAAGTCCTTTAGCGTCGTTTTGAGCTTGCTTAACATCTTTGATTACTCCATCAATTTCAGCTTTGGCATCAAGTACATACTGCCGACCTTCTTTGTACATCTCGCATGATTGCTTAACCAACTTAAAGGCCGAAGACGCAAGTGCAACAAGTGTAAAAGGATCAATACATCACCTTTGTAAGGAAGCCCAAATAACCCCCGCCATGCTTAACAACATAGCCCCTGCCACTTTTATTAATATGCCTTCAAGCCGTTTCAAGCGTGCATTGATCTGTTCGTAGCGTAGGGCGCAAACCGCTTCGTGGCTGTTCAATCTTGCTTCGGTTTCCGTCATATATGGCCTCAATAAATGTTTTGTTTTTTAACAATCGTTCATCATTAGGAGCAAATTCTAAAGCTTTTTGAATATGTTCATAAGCCTTTTCAGCTAACCCTAAATGGTAAGCAGAAATAGAAGCCATGTCGTAAGGCTTTTCTGTCCAAACGGTTGGGTCGCTAGTGTAAACATCTTCTTTGTTAACTACTTTTAATGCTTGGGTAGCGGAGTAATAACATTCATCCCAAACTTGGGTCATATAACAATAGACCGATAAATCACACCAAGGTTCCCTAGTATTGGGGGCTTCCATACACGCCAAACGGTAATATTTTAAAGCGTCGTAATGTTGTTTTAAATGTTCGTGTGACTTACCCAAAAGCCTGTAGGCATAACACCGTTCATTTACCCAATTTGCTTGGGGTAGATTTAAATACCTGTTTAGCGCAACAATAGCTTCTTCCCACCTGTGGTAAAAAGTTAATTCACGGGCATGGTAAAACGCATTTCTTGGACAATGTGGGTCTTCCTTAACCGCCAATTCAAGCAATGGCATATATTGGCCCCTAGACTTTGTTGGGTCTGGGTGATGGCTTACCAATAGTTTGTCAGTATGGGCGTAGATTTCTTGTATGCGGCCATCAGGTCGTGGATATTCATGCACAGGGT